GTTCGCCACGGTCAATCCGATGAACGCCCCCGGATCAATGCAGGCCGGCAGCTTCAACGGCAACCCGCTTGGCCTAAACATCGTCGTGGACAAGGACTGCCCCGGCAGCTTCATCGGCCACATGGCCGGCGCAGCCGCAGGTTTCGAGTTCTACGAGCAGCAGCGTGGCGCAATCAGCATCGATGTGCCGAGCATCCTTGGCCGCACGATCGCATGGCGTGGCTATGTCGCAGCGTTCACCCCGGCCCCGGATCTGCTCGTCAAGTTCGTCTGATCTGAACCAGCATCGCGATCATGGCCACCTATTCGATAACGCATCATCAGCGTGTCGATGGGGTGGCCGTGATCCAAACGCTGACCGCCACCGACATTGCAGTCGGGCAGTCGGTGACGGTCGCAGGGCTCGCGCACGGCCTGAATGGCACGCACGCTGTAACGGCCGTGCCCGGGTTCTACTTCCTAGGCACCGACGATCAGGGCGACTTCCTGTTCGACTACGCAGTACCGATCCCGAACCAGCTGCTCTTTCTTGATGCTGGCGACGACCTCGAGCGATCAGCCGCCGACCCTTACGGCACCCTGACCTACACGCTCACCTGCAGCTGGATCACATCAGCCATGGTGCAAGAATTCTTGGGGATCGAATCAGCCACCGCCAACGACACAGCATTTTTGGACACCTGCGTAGCGGCCGCAAACCAATGGTGCTACCGCAAACGGCAAGAAGCAGGCTATTTCGACAGCCTGACAACCGTACCCGGTGGCGATGTCAAACTAGGCGCAATCATCTATGGGGCCAGCATTTACCGTGAGCGTGGCAGCATCGATGGTTTCCAAAGCTTCAACGACATGGCTATTGGGGCCGCACCGATGGCCAGCATGGGTCGAGTCCTGCAACTACTTGGCTGCAACCGATCACAGGTGGCCTAATGGCCGCCACCGGCATTTTTGCGACTGCTGTTGATGCGGTCGCCAGCCGCATCACCGCCCTAGGGCTGGTGCCGGTCACCGATCCTCGCAACGCCCGACCAATGACCGTGTTCGTTGAGCTGCCAACTTTTGAATCGTTCACCAGCAACATCGGTGACATGACAATCACCCTGCGAGTGCTGGCAGCCCCACCGGGCAACAGCGACGCAGGCGACTACCTGATGACCACCATCGACACGCTCATGGCCGATCAAGGCCTAGCGGTCGTATCAGGACAACCCACCTTGGCCATCATCGGCCAACAGGAACTACCCGCCTACGATCTAATTGTTAGAGTTGCGGTACAACGCAACTAGGAAGGAACCAAATTGGCCACCACCACCTTTTTGAGCAACGCCACGGTCGCCATCGGCGCTGTCGATGTCAGCGACCAATGCAGCGCTGTGCAGCTCACCGTGGGCTACGACTCGCTGGAAATCACCGCCATGGGCGATGCCGGCCACAAATTTGCACAAGGCCTGCAGATGGTCGAAGTCACCCTGACCATGTTCAACAGCTATGGGGCCGGCGAAATCGAAGCCACGCTGTACGACATCGTGGGCGACGGCAATACCACCCTGACCATCAGCCCATCGGGCACCACCGAATCGGCCACCAATCCGGAATACACGATCACTAACGCCATGCTGGCGAGCTTCACCCCTGTTGCATCAACGGTCGGGCAGATGAGCGTGGTTAATGTGACTTTCACGGGCGGAACTTTCAGCCGCGACATCACCTGATCTGATCGAGGCCCGACATGATTGGATTAGACCTACGCATTACCTTTAACGATGGCACCGAACACACCGTGCCGATCACCTACGGTGTGGCTATCGCATGGGAGGATGAACACCCCGGGCAACCAATGAACGGGATGTTGTCACCACCGCGATTCAAACAAATTCTGAACCTTGCCTATCAGGCCTGCAGAAAAGCCAACATCACGGTCAAAATGTGGCCGCATTTCATCGACACGGTAAAAGATGTCGAGTTCATCCCAAAAGACAGCCCGGGGCAGCAGGAAACTACACAAACCTGATTGCAAGGCTGACCATAAGGCTTGGCATTTCACCCATCGACCTGCTCAACACGCCACCCACGCTGATTGACGAAATCACTAGGCTGTTACTTGAGCAAGAAAAACAGGACGAGCGATGAGCGTAGAAGTTGTCGATTTGAAAAAGAATCTAAAGATTCTGAACGGCCTAGACCCGCAGCTGCGCAAAGAATTCGGCAAACGATTTCGGGCGCTCGCCCAACCCGCTGTTGATCAGGCCAACAATGTACGCAAATCAGGTGATTGGCCCGAAGGTTTCGAGCATGGCGGCCGAACCGGGCTCCAACGCGATAAGGCTGTAACAGCCCGCATGAACACTCGTAAAGCCCGCAACCGTAACATCGGATCCGGCGCTAAATACGAAACCCTTGCGGTGCTTACCGTCACCACAAAAAGCGCTGCATCGGCCATAGCCGACATGGCCGGCAAAGTCGGCAACATCGCCACATCGGGGCGCTCGAGGGTTTACCCCGGCCGCCCGAAAGGTCACCAACTAAACGGGCAAGGCGCAGGGCTAATACGCGGCCTGAACAAACACATGGGTCATCCGTCCCGAATCATGTGGCCAAGCGTGGAAGCGACCATGACCGACTATGAACGGGCCGTGCGCGTTCTAGTGTCAGATGTTGAGGATGCAGTAAACCGCGAACTAATGACAATCAACATCACCGCCAAAGAACTGCGAAGGACGATGCGCTAATGGCCGTTTCGGTACCCATCATCACCGAATTTGCTGATAAAGGCCTGAAGTCAGCTGAAGCCGGATTCAACAATTTTAAAAAGAAAGTGGCCGAGGCCGACACGGCCATGGGCAAAATGAAAGCCGGGTTTGGGGCCGCTGGCGATTACATCAAAGCAAACGCAGCTGCGGTCGCAGCGACAGCAGGCGCATCGCTGGTGGCGTTTGCTGTTAGGGGTGTCAATGCGTTTAATGATCTAGCCCTGTCGGCATCAAAGTTTGCAGATGCCACCGGTCTAGCGGTCGAGGACGCAAGCCGATGGATAGAAGTGGCCGGCGACATTGGGGTGGAAGCCGGCACCATCGAAGGCGCTTTAAATAAAATGAACAAAGCCATTGGATCAAATTCCACGGCCTTTGCTGAGCTTGGCGCTGAAGTGAAGCGCACCAATTCGGGTGCGGTCGATGTCAATAAGACTTTCTTAAATGTAGTTGATCGGCTCAAAAAGATTGATGACCCGGCAAAACGGGCGGCGCTCGCCAGTCAAATTTTGGGCAAATCATGGACTGACATGGCCGAGCTAATCCAAATGGGTTCAGACGAACTTGGAAACTCGCTAGCCAAGGTTTCAGACGCAAAAACGATTAATCAAAGCGAAGTAGAAAAAGCCAAAAACTATCGAGCAGCCATGGACAATTTTGGCGATTCGGTAGACGATCTAGCTTTGGCATTGGGCGAACATCTAGTGCCAGCGTTGGCGCAGGCAGCCGAATACGCTGCGCGCCTTATTCAGATCACCATGGGCACCAACAGCCCGGCAAAAACAGGCAATGTGTTCCTTGATCTAGCGGTAAGGATTTATCAATTTGCCAACGCCAGCGGCGATGCCAGCGATGAAATAGAACGCCTTGATTCAGCTTTGGGCGCATCAAGAGCCGCCCTAAATAACACCCGTTACGAGCTACTACGCACCAGCCGGGCAACCAAAGACTTTGACGAGGATTTGAACGGCCTAGTCGATTCGTGGGATCGACTATTAGGCAGGCTCAACATTGAGGACGCTTTAGCTAGTGTCACCGACGCTTTCAATCAGGTGTACGAAGCAGCCGGCCGTGCGTTAGCCGAAGGCACCCCCGAATCGGCTGCCATAGCTGACGCAGCAATCAGGGATTTGTACCGGGAAGTGGCCGATTACATCAAATTGGTGGGCGATATCCCCACCGACATTCAAACCGAAATTTTGCTGGCGCTTGATGAGGGCGACTACGCCAAGGTTAAAAAAATGTTGGACGACCTATCAAAAACCCGATTGGTGAACTATCGACCGACCGTGAATGGTCAGCCGATCAGGCCCGGCGACACACCGAGCGAATCCCGAATACCGCGCATGGCAACAGGTGGCATTGTGACGACCCCCACGATTGCCCTGATTGGCGAAGCAGGCCCCGAAGCCGTAGTACCGCTATCCGGTGGCCGTGGCATGGGAAACAATGTGACCGTGAATGTGTACGGATCGGTCACCACCGAAAACGATTTGGTTGAAACGATCCGCAGGGGCTTGGTGCAGTCGCAACGATCCGGTTACCAGCTGGTTTACTGATGGCCCTGCCCGCTACCCCAAAAGTCGAAATCAGGTTTGGGATCGGCGCAGGTTTCGGCAATGTGTTCGTGTTGGGCTCGAGCACCGATGGCATCCTTGGCACCAATGTGTTCGGCAGCCAAAACACGCAGGTTGTAGAAATCACCGATACGGTCACCCGGATCAGCACCCGCAGGGGCCGTGATCGAGTATTCAACACTTTTAACCCCGGATCGGCCAGCATCCAATTCATCGACCTGACCGGGGATTTCAACCCGGACAACGCAGCCGGCCCCTACTACGGCCAAATCGTGCCGATGTGTCAGGTGCGATGTTCAGCGACCTACAGCGGCAACGCCTACTACCTGTTCACCGGCTATGTGACCGCATGGGATTGGACATGGGATACCGGCGCAGAATTTGGCCGGGTCACAATCAGCGCTGTTGATGGATTCCACGCCCTAAACCTGCTGGACATTGACAGCGTGCCCGCCGGGACAGCCGGCCAATACACTGGCCAGCGCATTGATGACCTGCTCGATGCGGCCGTGTGGCCGAGCACGCTACGCAACATCAGCACCGGCACGGTCACCTGCCAAGCCGACCCGGGCGGTGCTCGAGTGGCCCTAGGGGCCTGCCAGCTGATCGAAGCCACCGAAACCGGGGCGTTCTACATGGACGGCACCGGAAACGCCACATTTCTAGACCACGACGATTTAGGGCTGCTATCCAATGGCACCGCAACCGTGTTTGATGACGATGGCACCGACATCCAATACCAAACCATCGATGTCAGCCTTGACGAAACCGAACTAGCCAATGTGGTGACCGTGACCCGGGAAGGCGGCACCCCGCAAACGGTCAGCGATGCCACCAGCATTGAAACCTACTATCGGCGCAACTACGGCCGATCCGGGCTGATGATGGAAACCGATAGCCAGGCGTTAGCCCAAGCAAACTACCTGCTCACATACAAGAAAAACGCCACCCTGCGCATCGACTCGATCGGCCTAGACCTATCAAGCCCGAGCAACCGGGTAGCGGCCGGCCTGCAGCTCGACATCGGCGACCCGGTAGTGATCAACCGGCATTACGCCGGCACGACCATCACGGCCGATTTGGCGGTGCAGGGAATGTCGCACGACATCAGCCCCGATCGCTGGTTCACGACCATCAGCACGGCCGAAAGGGTCACCGCTTTCATCCTTGGGTCAGCCACATCAGGTATTTTGGGCACCAGCAGGTTTTAGAAGGGATCACCATTGGCCACCTACCCGCTATCCGAAGCGTACGCAAACGGCGATGTGCTGTCAGCGGCCGCCTACAACGCCACCAACGAAGGCATCAACGACATCGCATTTGGGATCCAAAACGCCCAAACCGGCACCGCCTACACGCTCGTGCTTACCGATGTCGCCAAAATCGTCACCCTTTCCAATGCTGCGGCCATCACCCTGACCGTGCCCACCAACGCCAGCGTGGCGTTCCCAATCGGCACCCAAATCGTGATTGGGCAGCTCGGGGCCGGTCAGGTCACGGTCAGCCACGCAGGGGTCGATGTATGGTCAAACGGCACCAAAAAGAAACTGAACGGCCAATACGCATTTGCAACCCTGTGGAAGCAGGGCACCGACACTTGGTACCTGTTCGGTAACACGACCCTGTAATGCTGCTGTCAGCCCATTGGGGAGCCATAGCCGGTACAGGCAGCGCAGGGCCCCGCTATGTGTTCGGTGCGATGGGCTCGAGCCCCTACATCGAGGCTTACAGCTGGACAGGTGCCGGTTGGGGCAGCAAATACAGCAACCCGGCAACCCTGCCAACAGGCACCGGCAACAGCGTGGCGATCACCGCAGCCGAGGATGCAGTAGCGGTAGCCCATGCGACCAGCCCATTTGTCACCGCTTATCCGTGGACATCGGCCGGTTTCGGCACCAAGTACGCCAACCCGGCCACAGCGGTATTGAACACCGCATCGGGCATAGCGTTCAAACCCGATGACACGGCCATCGTGATCGGCAACCGAACCACCAGCCCCTATGTGCAAGCTTATGGCTGGACACAAGCCACCGGATTCGGCAGCCGATTCACCCAACCAGCCACGACGACCGCTAACAGCACTTCCGACATGGATTGGCAAGGCAACTACATTGCCCGATCCAACAGCGGCAGCAGCAACATAGAAGCGTTCCTATGGTCGGCTGGATGGTCTACCCGCTACACCAAAGCAGAAACCAACAGCGTGCAACCGATCCGATGGATGAAGGGTGCCACAACCGATGTGGCGTACACGCCAACGGCCAGCCCCTACATCAAAGTGTCAGCGTTCAGCGCAGGTTTCGGGGCCACCTACAGCAATCCTGCGACCCTGCCTACCGGCAACATCAATGGCGTGGCATGGTCACCCGATAACACGCAACTAGCCATGGCACATTCCACTAGCCCCTATGTCACCGCTTACCCATGGGCTGCCGGTTTCGGCACCAAATACGCTGACCCGGCAACCCTGCCACCCGGCACAGGTGGCGGCATCGACATTTACGGGCAGGTGGCCATACTCGGCCACAGCACCAGCCCATTTGTCAGCGCATACGGATTTACCGCATCGGGATGGGGCGGTAAGTACGCTGATCCTGCCGTACTACCCACCGCAAGATTCGATTCAGTAGCACTAGGAGCCTAAACATGCCCGGATCACCCGAAGCCATCGAAGCACGCACCGCCGAAGTGGCCGATTACGACCGCAACATCGCCCTGTACGAAGTCATCCTTTCCACGCTGCCCGCCACATGGCCGGCACATTTGGAAGCTTTCAAGGGTCGCACCGATCAGCACCAAGCAATCACCGAGTGCGCCCCCGCTGATGTGGATCTGCTCGCACAGCTGTTGTACCGCCAGCAGATTGAAAACACGATCCGCAGCGAACGACTCGAGCGCACCAAAGCAGCAGCGATCCTCGCTGCGCTCAAGGCCTGATGGCCACCAAAAAGAAACCTGCCCCGCCGCAGGCGGTCGGTCAGCCCGAAGCAGCCCCCGCCAAAGCTGACCGGCCGTACCT